CCCTCGGGCTGATAAAATCGGAGAAACATTTTCCGAAGTCTACAAGGTGGATATATGCCTCCCCGATAGTAAACGAAATACGGGAGGCGTGCGTATGTATTCGGCACGCAAACTCCGTATTCGTAACAAATGACGAGGAATATACATACCGCCGTATGGAGCAAGTCAAGGCGCACGCGCACCTCGACGCGCTTTTAGACCTGGCGGACGACGCATACGACGCGGGCTACATCTCGGGAAATCAAGTAGAGTATTGGACGGGCTTAATACTCAAAACCGACGACCTCTTGAAAGCCTGGATTAAGTCGGATAAAGAAAAATATCAAAAATAAATCATAGGGCGGTTGCTATATTTGCGGTACGGCGCGTAACGCTTGGTTGCGTTCTCCTAACCCGTCCAACGCGAACAACGCGCGCATTGTCAACTCCTCGGGCGAAGTGAACAACAACAATGCGTACAACGGTAACGGCGTAGCCCCCGATTGTGGGATTAGTCAGTATTCAAGTAGTCGAAAGACCAAAGCAGCACAGCTCACACAAGGAGCGACCGTCCTAACTCCGAAAGGAGGAAATATTGCGGGCGACAAAGGTACCTCGCGGGGTAGTCCTTTTATATGCGTCCGCTTTTCTTATGGCATACGAGCAAGTAATTTCCTTTGATAATCTGTATAAAGGCTTAAAAGAGAGCTGCCGTAATATCCGTTGGAAAGATAGTACCGTAGGATATGAGGGTAACGCGCTTAAAAATACCTATCGTTTGCGGCAAACGCTGCTTAACGGTACGTACAAAATAGACCGATACCAACATTTCACGATATACGAGCCGAAACGTCGTGACATTGTAGCCACAAGGTTAAAAGACCGACAATTTCAGCGTTCGCTCTGCGACAACGGCTTTTATGAGCAGATTACAAAATCCTTTATAACAGATAATTGCGCTTGCCTCAAGGGGCGCGGCGTAGACTATACGCTAAACCGTATGACCGCACATTTGCGGCGGTATTATATCGCGCACGGTTGCGACGGTTGGGTGCTTAAATGTGATATACGGCATTATTTCCAAAGCATACGGCACGACGTAGCAAAGGCGGCAATACGCAAGCGGGTTACAGATACTCAAATTGCGGAGCGGGCTTGCGAAATTGTGGACTCTTTCGGGGAAATCGGGTTAGGGCTCGGCTCCCAGGTATCGCAGCTTGTAGCTCTCGCCGTCCTGGACGACCTCGACCATTTCATAAAGGAGCGGTTGAGAATAAAGCATTATATCCGATATATGGACGACTTTATTTTAGTACACGAGGACAAAGAGTATTTGCGGCAATGCAAAAAGGAAATCGAGGCGCGCCTATTCGCCCTCGGCTTACAGCTCAACGATAAAACGGCGCTTTACCCATTGCGCCAGGGAGTAAAGCTCCTACAATGGCGGTTTATCGTTACCGATACGGGCGCGATAATCCGCAAAATGGGTAAAAAGAAACAGAGCAAGCAGCGCCGCAAGCTCAAAAAGCTATACGCAAAAGAGCGCCGCGGAGAGTATGCGCCAGGGACGGCGCACGAGTCGCTCGTTTCCTGGCTTGCAAATGCCGCCCGCGGAGATACCTACCACGAGCGGCTCAAAATGATAAATTATTTTAAGAATATGGAGGCTACATACAATGCAAGAGAATATTTATAAAAGACTCGCACAGGCGGAGGCAATGGCAGCGGCGCAGAAAGCGGAAACAATGGAGGTACTGCAAGCGGCATATAAGCGAGCTTGCGAGGAACTCAACGAGGAGGACGCGGCAGCGTTTGCCCGCAAAATCCGCGATAAACTCCTTAACGAAACCGATAGCCGCGTAGCTCTCGACCGCTTTAATATCAGCGTACCGAGCGGAACCTCTTTTACCGCCTGGCTTTCGTTCTTAAAATCGCTCGGAGAAATTATTACGGGAGCCTGGGCAATATATCGCCAGGCACTCCGCGACCTCCCCGAACAAGAGGGCTTTCCGTTTAATGTTACTTTCCCCGCCCCTCCCGAGGTTGAGAACGACGGGACAGAGGGCGAGTAATGGGAAATTATGAGCTTATAGAGGAGCTTTGCAGCGTGGCAAGGCTGCAAGCGGATATTATACAAAAGCAAGCCGAGGCTATCGCTCAAGCAGAAATTGCCGAAAGCGTAGCGGCTGACCTTGCCGAAAAGAGAAAACAGGCAGCGGACACTCTCGCCCGCTGCGAAAAAGAGCTTTAAGGAGGCGGAGGCTATGTTAGATACATTTATATCCTGGCTTATACCGTTTCTTTGCGGCGGTGCCGTAACATTTGCGGGCACTATGCTAATTAAGCTCAAGGCAATTAAAAACGGCTTACAATGCCTTTTGCGAGCTGAAATAATCCGCTCATACGATAAGTATACCGAGCGCGATTATTGCCCTCTTTATGCAAAAGAGGCACTCACACGGGCATATAAAGCATATCACGCCCTCGGCGGTAATGACGTAGCGACAGAATTATATCACGATATAATGGAGCTGCCGACAGAGCCGCCAAAGGAGCAAACCGAGAAAGGAGGAAAATAAAATGGAGAAAAAGAAAGTATCGGTTGAAACCGTAGTACGTACTATTGTGCTTGTGGTAACGCTGCTCAACCAGGTTTTAACTATGCTCGGCAAAAACCCGCTGCCCTTTGCGGAGGACGAGCTGTACTCTATGCTCACGGCTGCCGCCACCGTAGCGGCTACGCTTTGGGCTTGGTGGAAAAACAACAGCTTTACCTCGGCAGCTATCCAGGCAGACGAGTATATGAAAGAAATCAAGCACGAAAACGCGAGTTACACAGAAAGCGAGGATTAAAACAGTATGAACATCATTACGGCATACGCAACAAAGAACGATTGCTACAAGGCGGCGCGGAAAATGAAACCCGCGGGCATTGTCGTACATAGTACGGGCGCGAATAACCCGTACTTGAAACGCTATGTTGACGCACCCGACGAGGTGGGCGTAAACCAGTACGGCAACCATTGGAATAACCCCGCCTCGGTAATGAAACGCTCCGTTTGCGTTCACTCCTTTATCGGCTACGATAAAAACGGAGTCGTAAGGGTTGCAAACATTCTCCCGTACAATTTTTGTTGTTGGGGCGTTGGGAGCGGCTCGAAAGGCTCTTATAATTACAACCCCGCATATATTCAGTTTGAAATGTGCGAGGACGGGCTCACAAACAAAACGTACTTTGAGGCGGTGCGCGATACCGCTATCGAGTATTGCGCCTACCTCTGCAAGGAATACGGCTTGTCGGTTGATAATATCGTAAGCCACCGCGAGGCGCACGCTCTCGGTTATGGAAGTAACCACGGCGACCCCGATAACTGGTGGAAAAACTTTTCCTACACAATGGATATGTTCCGCGCCGCGGTAAAAGCAAAGCTCGCGGCGCAGGACAAGCCCGCAGAGCAGCCGAAACCCTCGGAGGAGAAAACTCTGTACCGTGTGCAGACGGGAGCTTTCAGCAAAAAGAGCAACGCTACCGCTCTTGCCGACAAACTCAAAGCCGCGGGCTTTGATACCTACATTGTGCAGAACGACAACCTCTATAAAGTCCAGGTCGGAGCCTACTCCGTAAAGGCAAACGCCGACGCTATGGCGGCAAAGCTCAAGGCGGCGGGCTACGACATTTTTATTACCACAAAGAGCGGTACGGCGGTAGGTGCCGACACCGCGCCGAAAAAGTCCGTTGACGAAATCGCCCGCGAGGTTATCCGCGGAGCTTGGGGCAACGGCGCAGACCGCAAAAACAGGCTTACAGCCGCGGGCTATGATTATAGCGCCGTGCAGAGCCGCGTAAACGCTCTGCTTAAATAGTCCTCCTTAAATTCACATAGGGAAAGCGGCGGGAGTGAGGGAAACCTCGCCCGCCGCTTTTTCACTTTCCGAAAGGAGCCGCGAAATATGGCAAACAAATACAATGTAACCTTTGTCAACAAGAGCGACGAGGTAAAGAAAGCTATTGTCGGGCTGTCAAAAACGGCATTACGAGCCTCGGGAAAAGTTGTGCGTAAATACTTGCGCGATAATGTGCCGCTACGGTCAAAACGTTTCAAAAACCATATAGGCACCTGGGTTATGATTAACTATTCAACAGGGCAGCCTACGCTACAAGTCGGCTTTTATTCCTGGCAAAAGGTACGCAAGAAAGGAAAACAGCCCTCACACGCGAGCCCGCATTGGGTAGAGTTCGGCGTAAAGCCGCATACTATGCCGAAAGGCGATAAAGTCGGGCACTTTATGCGTTACGAAAATATGATTTTCGGCTACAAGGTCAACCACCCAGGCGCGAGAGCGACAAACGTATTGCGCGATACCGTGCAAAACAATTTGTCGGAAATTCGGGCAGCACAAGAGGAATACCTAAAAGAGATAACAAAAAAGCTCGAGGAGGCGGGCTTGAAAATAGACAAGGGCGACGAGTTCGAGGACGACGACTAAAGCAAAAGGCGGGGGCAATTAAACCTCCGCCTTATTTTTATTTATAAATTTTAATGTGCATTATTACACATAGCCCCCGCTCGGAGTTAATTATCTTTTCTACCGATACAGAGGCTTTGTTATGGAGATATAAGCCTCTTATTTTGTTTACGTCCTTATACCCTATAAAACCTATTTGCTCGTTCTTTTTATTAAATACACCTATCGTATCGGGATAATCGGCAGTCGGCGCAGGGTGGAATAATAAATCGTCGCCCACCTTTAACCGTGCTATGTATGTTTGGCGGCTTGTGCCGTTTTCGTTTGTGTATGCCGTACCCCATACGTCGCAAGAAAACTCGTCAATTACTTTTTTAGAAAACAACCCCATTGTCATAACCTCCATAAAAAAAGTGCGTGCAACTCGTCGCTGCACGCACGAAAAACGCAAGCTCAGAATTGCTACCACACTAATTCTATGTTTTACGCTATAAGACGCAAAAACGAGCCCGCATTTTTACCGAAGTAAAAAAAGCGCACTTACAGCATAAAACGAAATATTAAATTAGTGTGGTGCTCTTATTATATCAGAAAACCGCCGCGCTTTCAATAATAATTGCAAAAAACCGCAAAAAGTTTTGAAAAAGTGCTTGACAAATACGCATTAAAGGCGTATAATCTAAACATAGAGAGGAGATGATACAAACGAAAAGAGCAGACCTCATAAAGCTACTCGAAAAAAACGGTTGGTACTTAAAAAGAAACGGAGGCGGGCACGACATCTACACCAACGGAAAAGAGAGCGAAACAATCCCGAGGCACAGAGAATTAAAAGAAAATCTCGCAAGGGCAATAATTAAAAGGCGGGGGCTCAAATGAGC